TTCTGCTAATGCGATGGCTAGTGGCTCATCGAATAGGGACGGTTGGTCTGTCATTTTTGTTTCCTTTGGTTAAGCCCTTTGAGTGGCTAAGAGTGACTTTACACAATTGGCGAAGTCAGTGGTGGATATCCCAATGGAAACAAAGATACCCACCACCTAGCCCCAGTAACGCTCAAACAATACTGGGAGTTCTTATGGCTTTGGAAGGGCTCGCCATGCTGCTTCAAATGCTTCTGCGCCGCCTTGTTCGTCCCATTCATTTGAGATTTCAATGTGCAGCCAAACTCCACCCGGAGTTCCAGCATTGTCTGTTGCAGTAAAAACTTTCACGCCTTTTTTGCCTGCTCCACGAGAGCATCGATAGCCACGACCCCATGAGGTTTTGTCGGATTCGGGCTGTGCAGGGTTGCGATAACTGTAGTCATGTGCCTCGGCCAGTAAAAGCGATTCTGAATGCTCGATCAGCCAATCCCATGCTTCTTTGGCGGTTGCTCTTCCTGCTCGGGTTGCTGGATAACCCATGTCAACGGCGTAGCCACTGGCGTGAACACTCAGGTTCTTTGAACCACGCATTGAGCGATTGACGTACATACCTAGGTTGGTAAATGCCCAGCGCCGTTTGCATAGATCATAAAACTTCTTGGTTATTGGTGATGTTGAGCCACCATCCCACGAAGGGTAGAAAGGGTATTTGCGTGCGGTCATGGTGCTGGTGGGTCTTTCGGACGGTCTTTGAGCCCGTTACCTGCTAACACTCCCAAGAGCCCACCAGTCAATGTGGCAAGCATTGGTGACAACACAGACCATGCAGCGTCGTCATTGGGGCTGACTTCGAGCGGTTGTGTCACGAACAGTAAGCCGTAGAGAAGTGAGATGATTGACAGAACAAAGGCAAGCGTTAAGCCGATGGCTACGACAAAAATGAGTCGTGCTTTGATTTCTTCGTTTGTATGTCTGTTGTTTGGTTTCATACGCATTTCCCTCCAGTGCCGTAGGCAGGTGCTGTTGTTGTTGAGATTGTTTCGGTTACGCCGCGTAGGGCTTTATTCTTTGTTGGTCGGCAGTTAAGGCGTTCACGATCTGCGCAAGCGGTCAGCGATGCACAAATGACCAGTAGAATCAGGCTTTTTCGCATCTATGCGCTGATTTCCATAAGAATTATTGTTGATGGCACTGCGTTTCGTTGAACGGTGACTACAGCCGACGCCGTTGCATTGGCAAACATTGTTTTGTATGTCACTGCGCTTGTAGTTGCAGGGCTGTCAAGAAGTACACCATTCACGTTAAAAATTAATGCTACTGCGGTGCCTGTTGCACCTTGTCCAGTTGCAATTTGCTGAACGCTGCTAAACGCGCCTGCGCCAATTTTGCGGTGCAGTTGCATATTCAGAGCGTTAGACGCACTGGTTTCGTTTTTGCGACAACTGCCATGAACGACATATACAAGGATTTTGCTGTCTGCTGATTGTGGGGTAATCGTTGCTGTAACGCCTGTGTCTGCGTAACTGGTTGTGCTGTTGTCAGTTTCGGTGGTGTATGGCGTATTGGATACGACTTGAAGAATACGAAACGCGCCTCTTAAATTATTAACGTAGGCAGCGGTCAGGATTTCGCCCGATACTGCTGTTGCTGGAAGGTTTGTTGGTGTTGCCATGTTTGTCTCCTTTAGAAACTGAGAAGGTTGTTGTTGAGCGTTCCGAAGATTGCATCGTCAAGGGTGAGGTATTGGTTGCCGTCCGTACTCTCAAAAGTGTACGAAACAATGTGGCTACCCGGAGTGATGTTATGGCTGATGCCAGAGACAATGAGGGTTTGTGTCTCGGTCGCTGGGGTGCCGACAACAAAGTTTTTAACGACTGTGCAAATGCTTGTGAGGTCAAGGCCAAGAATGATGTTTTGGTTTGTAGCAGATAGCGCTGCCATTTGCGTTGATAGTCCCGTGAAGCGAAGAACTGGGTTTTGGTATTTGCCCAGCAGATAGTTGCCAAGTCCAGCGACTTCTGTGGTAGTGCTATTTAACAAATCAAGCAGTGAGTACTGTTGAGCCTGATAAAGAGCAATGCTGTTGGCGTTGCTGGTGGTCTGTTTAGCCCCTGCTGGTGATTGGGTCACGATGTAGTTGTAAAGCAACTCATCGCCGTATTGGTTCACAAGCGTCTGGTATGGCAGCCCTGTGCCATCAGTGTTGAAAGTAGCCCCAGCAACAGGGTTAAGAACACTAGACCTACCCTTGAAAGTGAGGGTGCCATTGGCGCTCATAAACAAATAGCCCTGCTCGCTGGTGTTTACAAGTTGCAGATAGTTGAGCACGTTGGTGTCTTGGGCAATTGCGTAAGCACCAAGCGTTGAGGAACCAGTGTCAATAGACCGAGCGCCTTGATAGTTGATTTCTGAGTAACTAAGCACTGTGTTGATTCGGGTGCCTGATGCTTCTGCAGATGGCGTCACAGCGTTCAAAGATTGGTTGGCAAGCACTGTGAACTGATCAGAACAAGAGGCATACATGATGTCCTCGTTGCTGATGTCGTAGTCAAGATTCCAGTCGGTTACAAGACCCGTGTAGATGGGTATGCCATTGGCAAGTATTTGCACTGGGCATCGAGGCAACACAAACGGGTAGTAAGGACTTGACGTGTTACTTGGGTTCAAGATTTGGCTGGCATTGTCAAAAGCAATGGTGGCTGTGCCTGCGTTGAACTGGTCTAACTGGCGTGAGCGTCCACGGGTGATATTGACGGACTCAACCAAGTAGGTCAAATCAACCATGGTGACACCACCAAGGGTTCCCCTGCCAGCCGTGTCTAGAACGCCATAGAAGGCATCATTCAAAAGGAATGGGGTACCAAAGCCTGTGGTGCTCTGAAAGCCCACCATGACCTGCATAGTTGGGGTACTCATGCGGCTGCAAAGACCTGACCACTACGGCGCTGGGCGCGTTGGATTGCTTCAATGATTTGCTGACCGATTTGGTCGGGAGTTGAAACAAGACCAGCGTTCACTGTGATGTTCATGCCACCACCCGTGTTGCCCATTTGGGAAAGAGGAATAACAGCCTCAGGGCCAGCCTCACCAATCAAAGCAAGAGTCGGGCTGGTGACAATTCCGCCGTTGGCAAGCATTGGAATGTTTGGCATATCAAAACCTTTACCGCCAAGTCCCGGAACCCATTTAGGAATCTCAAAAGAAATTTTGCCAACAGTGTTATTCCAGATACTGGCGATGCCGTTGAACACTGTTTTGAATACTGTGAGCATTAACTTGATTGCTGGAATAGTTACTTCGGTAATCCAATAGTCAATAGCACCGAACACAGTGTCAACGACTGTCTTGAATGGTGAAAACTTTTTGTATGCAACAACAAGCAATGCGCCAAGACCGACAACAGCAATAGCAATCATGCTGAACGGGTTGAGAGCCATAGCAATGTTTACAGCAACAATGGCAGCAGCGATAGTGGCAATGGCAGCGCCAATAGCCAACAAAATTCCGGGGTGCTCTTGCGCCCAATTACCAAACGAAGTAAGCAACGGAAGCATTGCTTCAACGGCTGGAATAAGTGCAGCGCCTATTGACTCTTTGGTTTCTGATAGGGCAATACCAAGACGCTTGAATTGTCCTTGGGCACTGTCGGCAGCAACTGTTGCCTGATCCATAAAAGTGCCAGAAAGGACAGCCATCATTTCGTCTGCGCTTGCGCCGTCTTTTGCCATCTGCTTGAGTTCGGGTGACAGTTTGGCTAGGGCTGTTGTGGAACCTCCAGCAGCCTTTGCTAAAGCCTCGGTGACTGTGCCTAAGTCTTTCCCAGTACCAGCGCTGATGTCCATAGCCAGCGAAGCAAGTTCTTGGGCTTTGGTGACGTCATGTGTTTGGCTAACCAATCGAGCAAGGGCAGGACGAAGGTCATCATCTGTGACGCCAAGTGCTTTGCCTTGTGTAGATATCCACGTTTCGGTTGCTGCAATCTGGGCATCGGTAGCGCCAGCGCTGTTCATTAACTGGAGGGCTAGTTTCTTTTGTGCAGCGTCATCTTCAATAGCACCCTTAGTGGCATCAAAGAGTGCAGCGCCTAAACCAACAAGTGCAGCAGCCGCTGGGACAGCAGCCTTCTTAATTGCAAATTGAGCCTTTTGACCGTTTGTCTCTAGATCTTTAAATTGGGAAATGGCTTTCTTAATGCCAGAGCCGTCAAATTCGCTGATGATTGGAATGTTTACAGCCATTACTTCAACTCCTGATTTACCGTTGCAATTACGCGCAACACTAGCGCTCGAAGTTCACCCTGTATGGAAGGAAGCGCTTGTTCGGCAGCGGGCCACAAAATGCGGTTGGTTCTTGCTCGAAGGTTCTCCGACAAAAGCGTTGTCTTGCCACGACCAGCAGTTTCCAGCACCACAGCGCCAGCGTCTGACTGGGTGACATAGATGACGTTTGCATCGTTGCGACGAGTAGAGAACTTTACCTTTAGACCTTTGACGGCTTTGGCTTTGGTGTAAGGAAAGATTTTCTTGTTGCCTTGTGTCCAGTTGCGATTCATTCCAGACAAGAGAGTATCCGGATAGCGAGAACCAGCCAAAGAAACTAAAGGCTGCGCAATCTGTTTAGCGTCGGCATTGAACTGCTTGCGGAGGTCTTTGTCAATTTTGCTAAGAGCCTTAATGGCTTCTTTAGCGCCAACTATTTCAATAGATGCGGTGGCACTCATTTGCGTCTGCCTTTATTTATCACATCTATAACTGTGTTCATGTCTTGCGTTTCAAAAGGTATTTGTGGAGGCCACCACCCAGTCTCAACTAGCACTTCTGCTAGAGATCGTGAGTAGGTGCCTCGACGGTGGGGTTTGTTGGTTCATCCGATACAACTTCAATAGCAACCAGTTTTTTAACGTAATCATCAAAGATTGCTGGTGTCGGAATGTTATTGAGTTTGCATGACTCAAAAGCCATGAACGCCAAGTCTTCAAGTCCTACGCCAGTAGCAAGGTTGGAGGCTTTTTGTTTAAACTTTCGTTCCCAAGCAATGATGACGTAGAGGTTTGTTTTGACCTCGTAGGTTGTTTCGTTTGTTGTGACTTTGAGCGTGAGTTGCATGATGTTGTTTCTGGTTATGGCGCGGTGACGTCGCGTACCCAAGTGCCGCCAGTAAAGGTGGCCTCTACGGTTGCGAGTTCACCAACTGTGGAGTTGATTGGGGTGAAGTTAGCGAGCATACAATTTGTGAGAACGTACTCAGGGTTTGATGCTGACTCTGTGGTGCCTGATGGCGAAATG